ACTTAGCATCATCAGGTTATGGTAAAGGTCACTCAACTAACATTATTGAAGACCACGTTATTAATCAATTTCGTGAACGATTCATGGGTGAAACTTTCGGCTTAATTGCTGAGAAAGAATTAGCCAAGTTAGCTGTTAAACGTGCAATCCAGAATGACTGTACTGAAGATGAGGCACTAGCTGCCATCAAGAAAGAGTACAACACTCAGGGCCATCAAGTGTTCTCATTTGATAGCGCAACTCCAGCAGCGATTAAACAAGTACGCCATAAGTTTCTAATGGCGGGTTGCGGTTCAATCAACATGGAAATTGATGAGATTGGTTCGAATCTCGTTGAGGGTGCAGATGCATTTAAGACAATGCTGGAACTGTACGATGTTGGTAAAATTAAGCAAAAGATTACTAAGAACACTGCCGAGAATACTCGTAGTGAGGAAATCGAAGGTCGTACCCCTACTAACTGTCTGATGTACGGAACGCCTGCTAAGCTACTTGACGGTGGCAAAGTGGAGCAAGAACTCGTCTCTATGTTAGATACCGGTTACGGTCGACGTAGCTTCTTTGGCTTTGCTAAAGACATGCCTTCTCAAAGTGTACTTACTCCTGAAGAACGCTATGACTTGTTAACCAATGGTAACACTGATGCATTCTTCCAAAGCATCTCTGATGACTTCGGTGAACTAGCAGATATTGATAACTATGGTCGTGTGTTACTCATGACTAAAGAAACCAGTATTCTAGTAATGGAGTATCAGGACTATTGTGTGGAGCGTGCTCGCAAGATGGCCGACCACCAGCAGATACAACAGGCAGAGATAACTCACCGTTATTTCAAATCCCTGAAGTTAGCAGGTGCTTACGCTTTCATGGATGGGAGCCATGAAGTCACAGCAGACCATTTCTACGCAGCGGTTAGACTATCTGAGGACTCTGGAGCGGCGCTTAACGCCATTCTTACCAGAGAGCAGAACTATGTCAAGCTCGCTAAGTATGTGTGCTCTATCGACCGTGAGGTTACTCATGCTGACCTTACTGAGCAACTACCGTTCTATAAAGGTAACGCAGGCTTTAAAGCAGATATGCTGACACTAGCAATCGCTTGGGGCTATCGTAACAACAAGGTTGTGAAAAAGTCTTATGTAGATGGGATTGAGTTCCTATCAGGTGATGAACTTGGAGAGACCGACTTGGATAACATAACATTATCCTACTCTGACCATGCAGCGTATAACTACTCTGATGGTTTAGATGAAGAGTGCGCGTTCTCTGACATAGGGGAATTAACCAAGTTAGACGATATGCACTGGACTACTCATCACTTCCTTGATGACCATCGCTGCGGTGCAAACGTAATCCCAGGGTTCAATCTACTTGTCCTGGATGTAGATGAAGGTGTGGATATAGCTACAGTTCAATTACTGATGGCCGACTACACTTACCACATCTACACTACGAAACGCCACCAAACCTTTGATGCGGAAACGCAGATTCAACATGGAGATAGATTCCGTGTAGTAATCCCATTGAACTACCAGCTTAATCTAAGCGAAGAAGACTACCATGAGTTTATGGTTAACATCTCGCAAGGACTACCGTTTGCAATTGATGAAGGCACGTTCCAACGCTGCAAGAAATGGCTGACTAACGATGGTGAACAGTTCGATAACGAAGGCATGCTATTTGATGCCCTACCATTCATTCCTAAAACTACCAAGAACGAAGCGCGTCAGCAAACAGTCGTTGACCAAGCTAGTCTTAATAATATGGAACGCTGGTTCATGGGCAGTACTGGTACAGGCAATCGCAGTAACCAACTTGTTAAGTACGCACTAATGTTAGTGGATGCAGGCAAGAATGTTAATGAAGTTACTGAAACCGTATTGGACTTGAATAAGAAGCTACCTACACCAATGCCAGAAGCTGAAGTAATGGCTACTATCATTGTGTCTGCTAGTAAAGCAATCAAGAAGCGTGATATTTAATAAATGGGGCCAGCTCCGCTGGTCAAATGGTCATATTCAAAAAGGAAACACTGAATGTCTAATGACAATTTAGTTCTAATCTGCGGTACATCCGCTACAGGTAAATCAGCCTCACTGCGGCATATGGAGATGCCGGAAGGTGTCGCATATCTCAACTGTGAGAATGGCAAAAAGTTACCTTTCCGTACTAAGTTTTTAGCAGGTGAAGATGAAAAACCCGGTATTACCATTACCGACCCACTGGACATCTTTTCGATGTTTGAGGCGGCAGAAGAAGATGACGATGTACATTCCATTGTTATTGATACTGCAACCTACATGATGGATATGTACGAAACACAGTACGTAATCAACTCAGCCAATACAATGAAGGCTTGGGGCGAATATGCCAACTTCTGGCGTGAACTCATGCAAACGTATGTAGCGAACTCCACGAAGAATGTAATTATGTTAGCGCACACTTCGGATAAATTAAATGATGAAGGTGTTGTAGTAGACCACATGGTTCAAATCAAAGGTTCTATTATGAAGATTGGCATTGAGTCATACTTCACTACAGTAGTTGCAGCCAAGAAAGTTAAAATCAAGCAATTGAAGAAATTCAAGAATGACTTGTTAAATGTCTCAGAAGCTGAAGAAGCTCTTGGGTTTAAGTACGTCTATCAAACCATGCTCACTAAAGAGACTATGATAGAACGTATCCGTGCTCCCTTTGAGATGTGGGACCAGCAAGAAACATTCATTGACAGTAACATCCAACATGTATTGGACCGCTTCGCAGACTACTACGAAGACTAAACAATACCAATTTAATACTAATCAAATTCATTAATATAAGAGAGTAATTATCATGGGTTTCGGAAACTTAGGTAAAAAAGAAAACATTAAATCACAAAAAGATGTAATTCGTACTGGCGGCAATGGCGCACTAGATTCTGGTGTAATCGCAGGCGAAATCGAAGTAGCGTAACTAACTAAATCTAAAGGGGGTGCAGCTTGCATGACCTTACACCTGAAAAATGATACAGGTGACGTATTCAAAACTAGCCTATGGCTAACTGGCGGTGACGCTAAAGGTAATAACAACTTCTACGTCGATAAAAATGGCGATGAACAGTATCTGCCTGGCTTCGTAATTGCTGACCACATCTGTTTATTAGGTGCTGGTGAAGACCTTGGTGACCTAGTGGAAGACACGGTTACTCGTGGTATCAAAGTATATGACTTTGACGCTAAGAAAGAAGTTACAAAAGAGTTCGACGTTATCGAAGAACTTGACGGCCAACGTGTCAAGCTTGGTATCTTCAAGCAAGTTGTGGATAAGACAGTACTGGAAGGTAAGGTTTATGTACCAACGGGCGAAACTCGTGAACAGAATGAAGTTAACGTAGTGTTCTCTGATGAAGATGACCGCACGGTAATGGAAATGTTAGCGGAAGAAGACGAAGCTGGTTTCATGGAAGAATGGAACGAAGCGTATAAAGGCAAAGTCTTCAACAAGTCTAAAGGCGCTGCTAAAGACGGTAAATCTGGTGCACCTTCTGGTGACGCTGACTCTGGTGACAAAAAAGAGTCTAAGAAAAAAGCTGGTGGCATCTTCGGTAAGAAGAAATAACTAGTGCTCTTATGCCTTGGGAACAATTACCCAAGGTGTGGAAAACCAAGGCAGAGTACTTCAATTGGCTGAGAGGCCAAATGCGTAAAGCTTGGAGTCGGCATCCTATCAAGAATGAGTTTAAGCGCAAGATGCGTGTCAAAGCCCCTATGGGCAAACTGATTGATAAGAAGACCGGCTTACCCAAGATAGTTGCATGCCAAGTGTGCGTCCAGTGCGGTGAAACATACCGTGAGGGCGATACACAAGTTGACCATATTAATCCTGCCGGTGCTTTTCAAAACTGGGAGGATTGTCAAACTTGGCTTATGGGATTGATGCAAGTCAATTTCAGCTCTCTCCAAATGATGTGCATAGAGTGCCACGCCACAAAATCATACGCAGACCAATACGGTTATTCCTACGAGGAAGCCGAAGCACAGAAAGCTTGGATAGCTTGGGATAAGGAAACTGAAATAGCTGAGCAGAAAGACTTGCTTACTATGGAAGGTGCCACCAGCGTTCAAAATGCTACTGTGAGAAGGTCTGAATTCGTTCGCCTATATTTGAGTAATACATAATGAAAATAGTACAAAGCATTACCCTTGAACCATGTGACTTTGCTGAAGCAGTCACTGACTTCTTGAAGAAGAATAATATCGTCGCAGGAGTCACTGAACAGATGATTATTGACGGCCTTGATGATGACCTCAATCTAAGCATTGATACCTCTGGTGTAGCTCCTACGAAGGCTCCTGTTAAACGCCGCCGTAGAACTAAAACTCCTGAAGTAGTTGAAAAAGCCGAAGAACCCACTGATTCTGGTGAAGGCGCTGAAAAGTTAACCTTACAGCAAGAAGCCAATCAACGTAACATCGACCGCATTGCGAAAGAAGAAGCTGAAGAAAAGGCAGAAGCATTAGCTAAAGCTGAAGCTCAAGCCGGTTCAGGTGCATCTACTGTTACTGAAAAGCAGAAAGCTGTGAACATTGCTGACATGGAAGATGATGGGGGTGATGACATTACTGAAGAAGAAGAAGCTGTTATGGAAGCGCAAATTGCGTTAGACCGTCAAGCTTTGATTGATTCTCAGGATGGTGGTTCAACTGACCCTGAACCTAAAAAAGAAGAAGGTTCATTATCTAGTTCTGTACCTAAAGAAAAGAAATCAATCTTCTCTAAACGTAAGAAAGCTTAATGAAAACGCTCCTTAATTGGCTATTAGCCTTTGTAGTGGGAGCAATAGGCATAGTGATGTTCGTATTCGCTATACCTATCGCAATATTCGCGGGGTTCATACTCCTATCCGTCCTAGCCTATGGGGCAATAACTGTTGACGCCATCGAACCCCCTGACACGTAGAACATCGCCAGGGCAGTGAGCAAGATAGTACTTAGTGCGTCTGTACGTATCACCCCATTGACTAAAGATTAACGAACAAGATTCAATGTAGGTAAGTCTACAATTGACGGTACTAACGACGGAAGATTGAAGTTAGTTTTACCGTATAGATTTGCCTGCAATAGGTTTGAATCCATGATATCCGACACATCACCGAATGGGCCCTGAAGTAACACATTAGCAAGCGTGTTGCCAGGATGCTCCTTCATGATGTGGAGGATAACTTTTTGTGTACGTATAAAGAACTTAGTGAACATAACGAAACCAATGTCATTCAGATACTGGATAACCTTATGAGTCGGTAAGTCATAGTTAATAAATATTTCAACAATCATATCCACAGACTGTTTAGGCGTCATACCTTTAGCTATGTTGTTCTGGTGTAAAGTAAAGCGAGCCACGAAGTCAGATAACTGAGCAGCATCACGTAGGAACTTATACGCCTTAGTTTCATGGGTCAGTAACACAACCTCAGCAGCTTTAACTAGTGGTTTAGCAGCCTTACTCGACTTCAACGGTGCAATAGCTTTATCCAATTTACCTGCTTTAGTGAACTGCTTATCAGTGTCACCTAAGTCTTCAACTATGGCAGTATATATACCTTCATCCATTAAGAACTTAACAGGGTTATTAGCAATACTCGTATTCAATTGAGCAATCTTGAATTCAAGTTCTTTTTTATTGCCACGACCGCGTTCTAAATCACGTTCAGCTTCGAACAACGCAGACTTATCTTTCAAGAAGTCTTTAGTTAAGCGTATAGCAATAGCATGGTCACGAACGATGTTCTTCATAGGTACGCCTAACGTCTTAAGCAATACCACATTAGAGCCTATGTTACCTTGGGTAACTACGATAGATTTAATAACAATAGCGTCCTTAACCGCTACCACTACTTCTTTCCATACATCCTCAATGAACTTAGCTTTAGGGTTAGCGAACATTGCCACCAACGCATTATTGAACAAACCTTCAATCTTCTTAAGGCCTTGCTCCTGCTCCACATCTACTTTTTTAAGTGACGACACAGATAGTTTACGTTGACCGAAAACCAATGTAATCATGTCACGACGAACATACATATCTTTACCACCCCAAGTAGACTTAATGCTCTCACGCATCTCATGAGGCATCATCGCGTATATTTCCTTAAGCGACTCATCAGTACTAGTTGGGCCCACTTTAGTAAACAGAGCAGGAGTCTTAGCGAAGTTCCCTAAGTAGTCCTCATGTAAAGAACTAACTACCTGTGCATTCAGCTCAGCAGACTTAACCTTATCTTGTACACTTGCAACCATGTGGCCTAACACTTGGTCGAATGAATCATCTTTACTCATAAGATTAATCTTAGTTTGCTCATTCATCATGTAGCGGAAACCAGTTAAGTTACCTTGGTTATCATGAATCTCTACTAGCATGTTAGTACCTTCATCTACACGGGTATCACCGGCCTTAAACATCTGTGCAATAACACGACCTTTACGGGCTTCAATTATACCATGGTCAGCTCGCGCATCAGCAGTAGCCTGAGTGATAGAGTTCTCGCCAAGACGGGATACATTCTGCGCAATCAAGTCAGTACCTTGAGCAGACAGACTAGTTAACGACGCAACACCTGAATCATAACGAGCTGTCAAACCATCCTTGTTCACCATCAATACTTGCGGGTTACGGTCTTGAGTAGGGTCAAGTTTATGCTTAGCAACTACTTTCCAACCAGCCTGCGATAGGTCAGCTACATCCTCTTCGTTTACAGATTGAAGAGTAACATTAGGGTCAAGGATTTCCTTAGTATGGCCCTTAACGATTAACGCTTCATTTCCAGCAAAGTTATTCTTAGCCGCGTCTTCTTTAGTGAACGCATGCTCTTGCATAGTAAAGATGATACCGTTGTCTTTAGTATCGGAGGCATACTCATTTTTGATTACTGCAGAAGCTAATGCTTTCTCAGAACCAAGTGTATAACTCATTGCATAAAGTGTAGCCAATGTATCAATAACATCTACGTTGTCACCATTCTGCGCATCTCGGTTAGCTTTATCATAGAACGCGATAGTACCAGCGTTACGTAGAGTAAGATGCTCACGGCTTGTACCAGTTGCCATAATCAAACCTAAGTTACGAGCTTGCTTCATATAGAAGTGCTTGTTGGCTCCGGTTAATTTTTTAGTAACTATATCAATCTGAGCGGTTAACTTAGCGTCATCAACAAGTAAGTCAGCAATCTCGTCCATGCCGTATTCACCAGTAATGCTAACAATATCTGTCTTAAGTAGAGCGCGTGTTATTGCATTCTTGTCATCACTAGTAAGCTCAGACTTGAACGTAGATAACAAGTGCTTAGAAACTGCTACCTGAGTCTCACGATGAGCTTGGTCAATCACTTTATTAGCATGGCGACCAAGTGTATGCATGTAACCATTAGAAGCAGTACGGCCTTTACCTTCAGTGATTAGCTGAGCAAAGAAACCATCACGTACTGAACGTGCATTGCCTCGGGCTAGTAGTAAAGCATTCTGCCATTGTTCAAATGTGAACTTAGTAGATGCTCTGCCTATACGACCTAACTGGCCTACAACTTTCTTCTTAGAGTTCTTAACAATAGGAGCAGTAGTTAGTTTCTGTAGTGGTGCTATAACCTTCTTAACTAATAGCTTAGAAGCGTCATCCAAAGTATCAGCAGCTTTGTCATACATAGTGTAAATAGCAGACTGCTTACGATGGTTAATCCCTGCAAGTTGTTCACCTAATGCACGTAGTTTAGCGTCAGCAGCCATACGGCCAGTCTGTGTAATCTGCGCAGTAAAGAAATCTAGTATACGTGTGAACAACTCTTCTAACATTTTCCAAGTAGTAGGAACCTTGAAACGCTCTGGCTTGTTTGATTCCAGTTTACCTAAGGCATTCATGAAGTTCTCATTAGTCAAACCAATTGCCATGAACTCATGTAAGTGACCGCTACGCTTAGCTGTAGTATCCGTTAAGCCTGATTTACCACCCGTCACATAAACATCTTTGTTATTGAAGATATGGTCATAGCGAGCCTGTGCAGCAGCATCTGTCTCAGAAGTACGGGTCTCACCCGGAGTAAGGAACGCTTCGAACGTCAACTCTTTACGTGCTTTCAAGAACAACTTGTTTAGTTCGCGTGCAGCCCATGAAGTACCATCAATACCGGCAGCAGTTACGCTATGCACTAGCTCATGCACATATACTTCCTGTACACTCATTTGCACCTGGTTATTCACGCCACCAACAGCAGACTCAATATAGATGCTCTGGCCTTGTACAACACCACGAGTCTCGCCTTGTTGAACATCACGTAACTTAACTGACATAGGACGTAATACTTTATTAACCATGTTAGTTAATGTCTCTTTTAATGCCCCTTGATGCGCTATAGAGGCTGTAATGTTCCCCATGTTGACCATTGCATCAAATACCTGAACGCTGTTCTCCTTGTTAACGTCATCGCTAAACTGCTCATTGAAGTTGTTAGTGTCCACTCCTTGAGAAGACGAACCACGTATGTCCTCAGAGATATTTGCAACATCGTCGTCAATAGAAGTCTCAGCAGACTCCGTAGGTACATTGAATGCCCCACCTTCTGTGTGATACTGGCTAACTACTTTGATTGAATCCGTAGTCTCATTCTTAGTAGCTATAATATCTTTTAGCTCGGTAGTTGCTGTAGCTAAGTACTCACTAACAGTACCCATCTTTTTACCAGTTAAGATTTGGTTCAACTGTTTGATGTTATCTGTCCCATCAGCCTTATCTTCATCTACTAGTATACGTATCGCTTTAGTCACTTCATTCAATACTTCTTCAGCAACAGTAAGCTCGCTCATTACTTTATGGAAGCCTTCATTAAAGTTCTGTGTACCGCTAACCGCTTCATCAATAGAGAAGGCATAAGCATCATGTACGTTAAGGCCTGAATTATTCTCAAGCTGTAGAACCATAGTAGCAGCATCAATACCGTGAATCGCAAGAATCATCGGAGCAACGCCAGCGTCCTGCCATTCATCAATAGATGAGTAACCGGTAGTAGACTTGGTGTTAGCTCCATTTTTATTAGGATTACTAGTACCGTTAATTGGACGACTGTAACGCTGTTCTTGGCTGTAATCTTTATTCTCATACTGGCGTACTTTCTTAGACTTCATGGCTAGCGTTTTCTCATTGGCATTACCCGACAGTTTAGAGAAGTAGTTATTAAATACCGGCACAGAATCCATCAACGTCTGTACTAACTCAGCTTTAGAGTCAGCAGACATTGCATGCCCTAACTTAGATTCACCAAGAGCAAGTTCACGCTTATAACGGATGTTGAATGCTTCGAACATAACAGTCATTGCAGTATTAACTGAAGTACGGTTAGTGCTGAATGCATGGTACTTAGCTTCAAGGGCATTCTCTAATGCTTGTCCATAGGTCTGTGCTATGTACTGACGAATAGCTAAATCAGCATCAGGCGACATAAGAGTATTCAATTGTTCGCCTGGCTTAATCACAAACTTCTTACCAGATACAGTTTCTATTTGGGCCTGTAACTGCTTAAGAGTAACCGCATCAGCAGAAGCTAACTTAGTGTATATGTTACCAACGATGTCTTCAGCAAACGCATCCACAACACCTTTAATAGCAGCACCGTAGTTAGTAATCATTAACGGGTTCTTAGACATTGCACGGGTAATCGCAGTAGCCTTGTCAGCACCAAAGATAAGAATATCTAATGCAGCAAGTTGGGCATTATTTGAACCAGCTCTCTCAAGGTCCATATGTGTTTCCCACTCAGCAGATAAGTCATTGTAGCTATCTTTGTTGTTCGGGTTCATAGCGCGTTCACCATGAGTAGCCGCATTCTCTTCATTGTATAAACCAGTACGAGTAAGACGTACATTCATATCTGCAACATCATCTGCAGCGCCTAACTGCCATGTACCGATAGCAACACCATTAGTGATACCATCTACTTCACGGAACAGGTTGAAGTCGAACGACTCAGTATTACTAATCTTAACCAAGTTAACTAATGCATCCAGTGTGAACGCTTTCTCTCCACCCATTTTAACAGCGGCTAGTATCGCATCTTGGTACTGGTCAATCTTATCTTCGTTAACAGCACGTTTACCATTAACAGCTTTGATTGCTTTCATGGCTAACTTAATCTCAGGAGTCTTAATCAAAGCTTCATACTGAGCAAGTGATGCATCAACAGTTAGTTTATCAACAGAGATACCAAGACCTTCCGCTACAGCTAGTTTAGCTTGGATTAATAACTCAGGTTGTGCAATTGGGTCAACAGTAGTAGTCCATACATCCATACCATAAAGGTGACGATGTAACTTATCACCCTGCAGATTGATTGTATTAGAAATCATACCTAGACGTTGGTTCTTCCATACTTCATGCATCATGTAGAACTTGGTATCCAATGAACCTTGAGCCAGTAACTTAGACTGGAAGTTAGTGTTGTTTTCCACACTACGAACAATCTCATTGTTTAGGCCAACAGTACCAGCATGGTGATATTTGTGAACAGTGTTCTCAACGTCTGATTTATAACCAAGCATATCAAGTTGCATGTCTTCTGGTAGGAAGCCAAACACATTGCTCACATCACGTTTGATTTCATGTGGTCGTTCTTGGTGAGCCTTGATAATCTTCTGAACAGATTTACTAACCTTCTGGAAGTTACCTTTAATGTTCTGTACTACACTAGTAGGTACTTCGAATACTGGGCCAGTTTCTTTAGAGGCAACACCGAACGCAGTATCCAATACATTTTCAGAGTCACGAATAGAGTTAACTAGGTCGTCAATCTGTTTAGAAGGAATCTCACGTTCATTGCCATTAACCTGTGTATCTACACGAAGGAATGAAGTATACACGCGGGCATCTGTAGCAGGCTTAGTGTCACCGGCAAATACTGCAATACGAGCAGAAGGAACAGTGTGCTCTTTCAAGAAACCTTGGTCCAACATAACAGCTACAGCCATTTGACCTAATGATAAAGCCAGGTTGCCTTGAAGCTGACCGGGTGCATTCTTGTTAGCACGGATACCAGTAGCAGCAAGAATCTCTTTACCTAGGGACTCTTCAATAACATTACGTACTGAGCCTACTTTCTGTAACGTAGCCATAGCACCATCTAATAGAGGCGTGTCACTTGGTTTACCAAGAATCTTATTGATATCTTGCACTGAGTTATACACGTTGTTGTACGCTTCTGAAGTTAACCAGTTAGCAGTAACAACAGCCATAGTTGATAGTAAGTTCCCATCAAATGAACCATCTTCAGCAGCTAGTGATTGGAAGCTATCATTGAACAGGTCTACATTATTGAACTCAACGCCTGTCTTCTTATCAGTACGCTTGCCTGTAATAGGAGCGAACAACTCAAGAACACTTGCAGTGAACGTACCATTGTATTTAGCAATAACATCCATACCTTTAGACTGTGCAGGAGTTAATTGTCCAGCAACACGCTTATCATTAGCGTAGTCAGTAAAGAAGTTCTCTACTTGATGAAGAAGGTTAGCTGTATTAACTTTGCCAGTGAAGTTAGCAGCAAGAGTACCATTAATACCTTTGGCTACAACATTAGCGGCAGTGTTATACTTAGGACGTAGGCCAAGCTTGTGGCTGCGCAAAGTATTATTATGAAGCTCGTTATTAACAGTAGAGCTAGTCTCAACTTCCGCTGTCCCTTCTTCGTTAACCACTTGTTCAACAATGTTTTCATCAGTAATTACCTCTTGTGATGTTTCCAAGTCAGTGACTACTTCCTTAGTTACTTCAGTTTCGGTAATGACCTCAGTACGGTCAACTACTTTAACGGCATTCTGGTCAGCAATCTTCTGAGCCAAATTAAGCATGAACTGCACGTTCTTCGGTGCAGACTGTGAAGTAAGTTTAGCAACCTTGCTAGTGAATGACTCAGTTAACTCAATACCACCCTTGGCTTCAATCGCATCAACATACTGTGCAATACGTGCAATACCAACACTTGAATCCTCTACCACTTCTGGAGTACTTTCACTCGAGACTTTCTTACCCTTTTGAGGTATGCTCTGAGGCGCCTCAATTGACTGGGCAGTAATAGTATTAGTATCAGCAACGAATTCAGTACCGGTAGCCTGTGTTACAGCGGCAGTTAATGCAGCAGCTTCATTCTGTACGTTAGTGATAAGAGGGTTCTTAGCAAGGTTAGAGTTCTTATGAATCTCGATACCATATTCAGCTTGTACACCGATAACCAATGCATCAGCAGCAGAGTCACCAGCAATCACAGCATCGTATGCTTTAGTGAAGGCAGCGGCTTTAGCAATGTGACCAGTAGCAAACTTGGTTAAACCAGCAATAGCCTTAGTAGCAGCAGCCTTGTCACCGCGAGTGTTAGCAGCATTGATAGATGCTTGATACTGTTTAATACCTAAGAAGCCTTTACCACCTACTAGAATATCGTTATCTACTTCAAGTACTGACTTAGCCTCTTCCGTAGCAGCATACTGCTCCAGTTGGACTTTCTGCTTAGGGGTTACAACATCACTGTTAGCGACTTCTAAAGCTTGAGCGGGTGTTACACGGCCCGGGCTGGTAGCCATAGAGTTGAATATACGTTGAACCGAACCATCTGATTCAGCAGTCTTCTCCGTAGCTTCAGTAATAGCTTCAACTACAGTAGCAGTTTGGGCAGGAGTCTCCACAGAGATATTAGCTAAACCTTCTTGCTGTTCTGCTAATGCATCAAGCTTGTCGAACGCAGCATTGATTTCTTTCTCATCAGTAAGTTTACTTACAGCTTCCATTCCAGCATCAATCTGCTCTTGGATGTCAGCAACTTGCTTCTGACGGCCAGCAACATCTTCAGGAGTGTTATCAGGAGTTAGTAAGAACTCAGCTTTAGCTTCAGGAGTCTTAAGGTCATCTACTGATTTTGCTGCTTTAACTTCTTTAGACTTAGCTACTTTAGCCTGGCCTGCAACATATGCTTTAGCAGCTTTAGTCGTAGCAGTTTGAGCCAAAGTCTTAACAGCAGGAACTACCTCAGTAGCTGTAGATATACCTTTACCGATACCGCCACCAATTGCTGCAGAAGTGAACACTTCTTTACCCTCTACTTTAGATACGTCAAGAGTTCCGGCTCCTTGTTCCGCAGCAGTTTGGAAACCTTCAGTTGCAGCTTCACCCGCAGTAGCAGTAGCAATCTTCTTAACCGGTGCAGTAACAGATTTAGATACAACCGGATTCTTGGCAGCTTTAAGAGGAGCAGCAACCTTAGCCACTTTCTTAGCTTTAGCAAGAGCACCGATGGCACCTACTTGTTCAGCAGCGGCAGCAGAAGCAGATACAGCCATAATCTGGTTAATCTCATTACGAGTAGGAGCACGGCCATTATCTTCAGTAAACTTAGCAATACCCTTAGTCGCTGTATCAATTGCATAAGCAATGTTTGCAGGAGTACGGATAGTAGTTGCTAACATCTGTGGTAATGATTCTGCTAAGAACCCAACAGTTGCACTAGGATTACTAAGGATGGAACCAACACCGCCAGCAACAAGGTCGAGTGCGCCATCAGCGTAGTTACCAGCTTCGAAGTTAGCAGTAGCTTTGTCATAGTCTTCTCCAAGGTCAGCAATAAGGTCGTCTTCTTTATTAGTGTTTACGTGTGAACGTATAAACTTAACGAACTTCTCTTTAGGGTCAGTTATATATTTCTGTACGTCGTCTATGGCGCTAAGCTTATCAGCAGCAGAAGTATCAGTAGCAAGTTGAGTGGTTTGTTGCTCAGGAACGAACGCAGGCTCACTAGCATCAAAGTCAGGGTTAGCTGTAGAAAATACAGACTGAGGTGTATTCGTAGACTCCTGTGTTTCAGTAATGAACTGGTCACCGAATGTACCTTGTTGTTTACGTGTCTGAATAGTATTGACTTGTGGTTCATATACTGCTCGCTCTGCATCAGTAAGGGTGTCACCAGCAAGTCGGGCTTTCTTCTTCTCAGCAGTTGAGTAGAGTGTGCGCTCTTCTTCTGATATGGTTTTCTGTGCAGCTATAGCTGATATCTCAGGTACAGAAGCAGCAATCTGTGCAACAACTCGTGCAACACCAGCACCGGCTTGTACACCAATGTTGGCAAGGTTGCCCATCACATTATTAGTATCTTCTATAAGGAAGTTACCGATACGTGCTTGCTCTTGTTCTTGGAGTTGTGCTTGTTGAACAGCGTAACCTTGTTCGTATTCAGCAATCTCAGCAAGAGTGATATTAGGTTTGTCAGCAGCGTACTCAGCCAACGATGATGGGAGCATAGTAGGTGCTAACTTCTCAGCTTTCACTTCAGTAGTATTAGCTAACTTACTTTGCTTGGCACTGGTAACACCGGTACCTAAATCTAGTGGGGTATATTCTGGCATTTAAGGATTCCTTAATATAGAAAAAGGAAGCTCCGTCGAACTTCCCCTGTGTATCTTAACAAGTTTTGTATATTAACAGAGTTATAGGGTAAAAAGATACCCTTATATTTACATCATCTGTTAGCCAACTCGATTTCCGATTGTAGGTTGGTAGCTATGTTACCTCTACGTGCAGCAGCCCGTTTAATCTTGTTATCATCAGATACCTTACTTTGGCTAAGACGTGCTTTAACCAGTTCAATATAACGGTCAGCATCTACTGAACGGTCAAATGAGAACCAAGCACCTTGCTCACCACCTGATTCAGCTTGGATAAGTTTAGTAACCTCATCAAGGATATACCCAGGCACCTCCTGACCACCATCCTCAATTGTTTTAACTCCCTCACTGATACGGTCGATAAGTTCAGTACCGCCTGAATCCCCTTGACTGTCATAGAAGGTCTTGTTAGGGGCAAATGCACGAAGACTATTAAATGCATCACCCTGACTGATACCTTGCTGCTTAGTAGTAACAGCTTTATCTACAGGTAGTTCAGCAAGTTGTTGTTGTAAGTTCACATCAGCAGAGGCTATGGCAGCTTCAGTCTGTAATGAAGCTACCTTGGCAGCAGGAGCATCTATACGCGCCTGTTCCTGACGTTGGAACTCAGCTTCTTTGCGTTGGGCTGCAACAGTACTAGCTTGGCTTCCTGCAATAGCTTTGTTGAACGGTGACTCGTTCTGTACCACACCAGTATCAAGTAATGCTTGAGCACCTGCTAGGTCACCTGAACTGATAAGGTTCTGTAACTCTACCTTAGGTCCAGCTTCTGCACGGTTCTGTGCTGCTACTTGGTTCGCATTAGTCTTAGCCAACTGGTCAGCTATTACATTAGGTCGGGCAGTGAAGGCTTTGTCAATAGCTTGTTGGTCAACACCAATAGGCAAGTTACCTGCACCAAACAAACCACTCTCTTGTGCAGCAGTGACACCAGCCAAGTCTAGGCCAGCAATCTGACTAAGAGCTGACTGTGTATTAATAGCATTCTGGTTAGCAATGTTAGCAGAGTTGACATCCCCTACTTGGTTTACTAAACCAGTTAGGCCAGCAGCACCTCTATTAAAGGATTTACCGGCAGCTTCTAATATACGTGAAGCACCTTGAGCAGTGGGTGCAGCTACGTTTCTCCATGTGATAGGTGGCATAATGTTATCTCCTATATCCGAATACCGCTAGAAGCTACGAACTCAGCCCCTGTTGGGCCAGTACCGGTAGCAATACGACGATTCTCAGCTTGACCAGCAATAAGGTTATTAAGGGTAGTCATCTGATTCTGATTGTTAATACGAGCTTGTTCCTTCTGGAAACCTAACTCATCTTTAGCTAAACCGTATTGTTGATAACCTAGAGCCAAGTTACCTAAGCCGGTTAATGCACCGATACCTCCTTGTAGTGCGCCGACAGATTGATTACCTTGGGCATCAGTACCGCCGAACAAGTCTATGTTACCAAATATACCTCCAGCATTAGTAGCTTGAGCGGCAGGGTCTAAACCTAAGTTAAGGCCTTCCATTGGATTGAACAGTTGTGGTGCAAAGCTAGCGACATTACCGTCACCGGGATTATTATAATGATTAGGCATAATAGCCTCCTATGTAATTTGTGTAATAACTGGTAGTTCCAACTTACCTTCGACGAAGCTACGAGGCATATCTAAAGAGGCTATACCGATGTTACCTGCGTGTACGGCACGATGGTAAAACTCAGAAGGAGTTTCATTTATATCTATGTTAGGCCGCAATCTTACCACATCCAAGTAGTTAATGTCAGCATCTCCTCTAAGCTCTGCTTCTAACCGTTCAAATTCCTTATCTAAATCAGACTGAGTACTTACTAACGCATTCATCTCATCTTGTATGCTACTGATACTTTCTTCTAAGTCTTCCATAACCTCAGCTATCATTATATCAATCAAGCCCATGATGTTGTCAGCAAAGGTAGAGTCGACACCTTGGCCTACTAGGGTGCCCACAACAGCTAGTACAATTGCAGCTTCAATACCAAGCTTGTCCACAACAAAGTCTACAGCTGCAGATATTGCCAACTGGACGAGTATCTGCGTAATTACATTCACAGCAGCCTGCCCAATGGTGGCAGCAGCTACAGCCACCTCAGCCAATGTACCTAAAGAGTATATGGTAATAACAATGGCTATAATCTGTACTATGACTGCAAATACACTAGTCTCGTACCATTCAAGCTTAGTGGCTTGGTAACTATTAAACACTACATGTAATGCATCATAGAACAGTAAGTCACCATCTTTAATACTCATAGCGTCCACTAACTTAGCGTTAAGCGGAATTTGTATATCTACGGCCTCAGCTAACGAGCTTTCAATAGTATGGCCTGGATAAATATGATTGATTACATATAAACCATATACCGTAGTCTCTTCATACTGAGTGGCATTGATTTGGTTAGTGAACACTAACAAACTAGTATCATATGAGTACCTTGTAGCAGTACGTGTTTGGTCCTTACTACCTGAGGTGTATTCGTATGTATTACGTATTCTATCCCTGACAGTAATGGTTCTATTCGATACACCTGTCGTACCTACTGTACCGGTATGTATGACTGTATCAATGTACGCATAATGGTAATCTAATACTAACGTACTATCAGATATACGCATGGTGTTGAACGGTGGTGGTGTATTCTGTACAGCGTTCGAATCAGCTTCAGTAGCTTGGTGAGCATCCAATGAACTCTTCTTGATTGCACTCAATGGCTCAAGATGTTTAAAGTGAGTATGCAGGTAGTTAATACTATTCTGCTCATCCGAGGCTACCGGTACTGCTGTATAGATAAACGCATGGTCCACATCACCGATATCAGGGCTATCATGAATAGTTGCACATACAGCCTCAAAGTCCATACCTACTGAGCGCATAAGGTTCTGTGCTGACTGGACATAACCAGCAGGCCCATCAGTAGCTTGATTAACATTATCGACACGGAATGGAATGATAGGGAAGTATGGATTATCTGCTTCTATCACATCAGCTCTAACCAAGTCAGGGTAAGTACCGGTAGCTGTATCATAGTTCCAGAACTGCGTTATACCTTCATCTATGGTGTACGAGGCGTGGTAGTATGATGATAAGGGCTGCAAGTTAGCGACTGCTACCAATTCAACAGGAGCGCCTGTATAGGTCAGTTCTAATGTACCAGGAGTAGATATACGGCTAGACACAAATTGTACGTCACCTGCACCAGCTCCAGGAGGTTTAATAAGTACGAGGTTATCTACCAAGTCCCATGCACGGTTATCAGTAAGATACTCATGAGCCAATGCATCTGTATTCACAGAGCCTGAGGTAACACCTATCATAACAACAGTAGCACCTACCTCAGTTTCAATATGAGCTTTTACTAGGTGAGTCCATGTACGGCCATCCTTCTGAAGTCCATCAGGTAAACCATAGAAGTAATCTACACTGGCCTTGGCATGCATGTTACGCATCTTCAAACCAATACCATTAGCATACGCATAAATCAGGTCAGCACTTATATCGCCATCAGTCAATACTGATAACAACACAGAGTCTTTACCTACGTTAGGAGTGTCGGTAATTAACTTCACCTTGGTACTTGCAACACTGTGTACCGTTTCATCAAATAGTCCCATAAGCAAAAAAAAGGGAGCCTAAGCTCCCCCCCTCCTTTAATTATAAACCGATACCAGCTTTGGCCTTGTTGAGTACCCGGTCAATCTCAGCGTTGGTAAAGCCGGAAGGCAGCACCGTTGAACCATCTGAGTTGAGTCGTAGTCCCCAGTTATCTGTCATGAACTTGAGTACCTTCTGCTCAGCATCCCGTGCAAAACCATTCTCTTGTGCAAGATACAACGTCTTCTGACGTCCAATAACACCAGTAACCGGATTACCATCAACAGTGTCAAGAATCTGTGCTTGCTCAGTTAATCGTTTCTGATTAAGTAGAGTAATCTCACCGAGTATCTTAGTACCTTGATGACCAATAACAATCTCTTGCGTAATAGCATTTAATCGTTGTTGAGTCTTCATAGCTGTATCAGCAGCAGAGCCAAGAAGTTGTGCATCCATCACGGCTAACTGTTTAGTGCTAATCAATACGGTAGCATTAGATTCAGCAACCTTAGCATTAACCAACACTAACTCAGCTTGGGAGTTAAGCAAGTTCTGCGCATCTTGAAGAATCTTAGCATCAATGAGGATTTCTTCTTTCTTCAAGTTAAGTAGTTGTTGGGCTGATATTAAAGTCTGTTGTATAGCATTGTTGGTTTGCTCCTGTAACAGCTCCTCTTGGCGAGAAGCAATACCGGATTGCATTGTATACTGTAATGCCGTTGACATCGCAGCAGTCATTACGTTTAAGTACATCTGACTGTATTCAGCAGAGGTAATACGTTGTTCATTAAACTCTGTTACTAGGTGGGACTTGGCAGTACGCATGAGTTCATCGAAAGCCCCTCGACCTTCGTGCTCACCACCAGTAAAGTCCTTAAACTCTATAGCCATTAATCAATACTCTTGTTGTTGATTTGACGTACCTTAAGGTCAGCCATTTCATCTTCTGTTAGTGGGTCAAGTAATTCTACCGATAACTCTTTGACGTTCTTAGCGTTAACCTTAGGACGCCCTTTGCTATCTTTGGTTTCAGTGAATACTTGATACTCTTTCTCAAGAAGATGTAGGTAAATCATGTATGGTACATGGAAACCATCTTCTGTATCGTATGCAACAAACTTACGAATGTCACCTACAACGGAATTGGATACACAGTACCAATCACCTACGTAATCTTTCATTGCTGGATTACGATTCATTACACGAACACGTACTAAGCGGTTAGCTTCACGACGCTTACGAGCTTTAGCTTGTAGCGGTGATTCAGTAGGGACGTATAAATTAGGGTTAGTCTTAACTGTACGTACTGGAGCTGGTTCACCTTTCTCGACTGGTTCAGGCAAATCATTAAGGAATGCATGTACTTTAGCTTTCAAGGTATCTAAACCAATGTTAGCTGAGAATGGGATGTTTAGTTGAGTAGCGCGTGCTTTTAGTACTTGAAGTTCAGTTGGCTGTGTCATGGTATGTCTCACTTGTGTAAGGTCCAGCGGGTGATTCCGGTATGGACTAATTGTAGGATGTTTCCTACCTAAAAGGGGAACCCGAAGGCTCCCCATATATTAGTTAGTGCTTACTACAGTTCTGCAACTGATTTTAACACTGCAAGACGTTCTGCACGCAATTTCATGAAACCGTAGTACCATTTAATTGACATGAAGCCTTTCTCACCTAACGGGTCAGACTCAAGAGAGTAAGACTGTTCTGATTCAGGTTTAACATGCTTGATTTTAAACTTAACGACTTTACCGTTAGTTTGGAAACCAATAGTAGTGAACGATTCATTACCAATGACTAGCATAGGGAACACATCGTATTTACCGTTACTTGCACGATAACCAGGGTTAGCGCCAGTTTCAGTTGCACCAACACCAGCCCAATGAAGCATCTCAGGAACTACCACGATACGGAACTGGTCTACTGAACCAATTTCACCTTTCATGATGTTACCGCCAGCAGCCGCATACTTATGTACAGGGATGAAAGCTTGGTTGTTGAATAGGTCAACCATACGACGAATCGAAGGAACTAATTCAGAACCGATGAACATGTAACGAGCACCATCAATGGTACGAGTATCGGTCTGTTTAGAACCGGTAATCATCTTAGTTTCTTTCGGTGTACGGTTATTATCAAGAGTGATAGATAAACGCATGAAGTCTTCAAAGCTGATTAGAGATGGAGTACCACCTTCACCAGTGATTGAACCAACATTTGTAGCATCACCGCCGTAACGTACAACACCAGCAGCATTCAAGATATCAATCTGTAACGCAGCTTCAGTCATTTCATGAGCAGCATTAAGCATTTCACGGTTAACATGTTTACGTAAATCAGGGTCTGAATCAAAGTCCACTGACTCTTTAGTATACGATTCGTAGAAGCCGAACTTCTGGAACGTACCTTCAATAGTCACACGTTTCATGCCGACACGGTTAACCGTACCACCATTCTCTGTAAGCGCAGGAAGCTTACCTTGGATTGCACCGATATCTTTACTTGAACCATACAAGTTACCAGTCTGTGGAACAGCATCAGCTACTAAGTCACCAGCTACGCGGTAGCCTAAGGCATAAGCTAAACCATCTACATTATTAACAGCATCTACGTATTTAAGCGCTTCAGTACCACCAACTAGTGTAAGACCAAGACCACCTAATGCAGTAGCAGTTTCACAGAATGTGTTGAAAGCAGTTTGAGCAGCTAATAGAGCAGCAGCAGCATTCGCACCTTCACCAACAAATAACAGCTCAGCAAAGCCAGTTGAACGCTGTGTATCAATAACACCGTCTTCAGTGTTAGTAACACGGATTGTTAATTTTTGAGTTACAGAAGCACCAGTGGCATCAATACCCTGGTCATTAATATTCGCATCATCTAAGATTGGAATATAGTGGTCACGCTTAATACGTTTACCCATGTTCTTCGGCATACCAATAGTAGAAGCCATTGGCATGAACACTGTTTGCTTACGTGCTTCAATTAACGCATTACGTTGGTATTGAAAATCACTTAGCTGTTCACCGATACTAGAAGGGTTATTACCGTTACCATTACCATATTGTTTAGGCATAATATTATTCCTTTATATAAAAGTTTAATGTTTAAGTTTAGCGAAATGCTTCGCAAATTCTTCATCGGACATATCATCCAAATCACTCAGGTCTGCTTTCGCAGGTGGAGCTTGACGTGGTGCAGCGGCTTGACGTCTTTTAGCATCATCAGTCGGAGACACTTGCTTTTTAGGTTTAGGCTTAGGCTTTACAATTTCCTTAGCAGGCTCAGCTTCCTTTTCAGGAGTAGCTTTGAACGCTCCGGCATCTTGTAACTCATTGCCAACCTGCAAGTAAGCTTCGATATCTGATAAGCCATCTAGCTTAGGATTGCCTAGAATGCGCTGACGAGCAATAGCAGTTGAAATCGTATCATATACACCACTTGCAACGTGGTCATTGATGGTATTGAGAACATCTGGCTTACCCATAATAAGGTCTTGGCTCTTAGCGTCCCACTTCTGACTAACAATGCTCATCGTCTGAGTATACGTGTCAGTGCCTCTGATTCCAGAGAGTACATCACGTAATTCTAGTTGAGCATCGGTAGTTTGGTAAGAGGTCGCTTCGTACTCATCGGCCTTATCCACATCCACATCCATTGGATTAATACCGCTATCCTTAAGTAGTTTAGTAATCGCTGACTGGTTGCCTTTACTAGCATCAATTAGCAAGTTAATTTTATCGGAGTCTAACAAGTCATTATCACGAAGAGTCTCAATGAACTTACGGTCATCTTTAATATCAGTCATCTTCTGGTGGTAGTTAGCGCCCATCTGCATTAGTCTACGTGCATCTGTAACATTGTCAACAGACATTTCAACATTATTCGCTTTGAATGGCTTTGTAAGCTCAGCCCAAGGGTCAGACTTGTCATCATCGGTTTTAACGTCTTTATCGTCTTCAGCGTCCGTTGAGGCGTCTTTTTCAATAGGATTACCATCTTCATCTAGTGATGCTGGTTCATCATCATCGGTAGCATCATCACTATCAGAACCATCAGGATTGGTATCGTCCAGCTCAGTATCACTATCGTCATCAGAGTCACCACTATTATCTACTTTATCAAGTTCGTTGTTTAGTTCGCCACCATCTTCACGGTCACGTAAATCATCATCGTCGGCTTGAGCAAGCTCCGCCTTCTCTTCAGCACCCGCATCTGTCGCTTCATCTTCAAATGTTTGTTGAAGGTTATCATCCTCAGGGAGTGGAAGATTACCGAAGTCATCATCCGACATGTTTATAATATCATCGTCACTAAATTGAGGCATGATTACTCTCCTTCAGCATTAACGGCAGCAGCTTCAGAAGCGGCTAGTTCATCAATCATCGCTTGGTCAACTTTAATACTGTGAGCCATTTGACCTGCTTCACCTTGAATAGCGCAGAAGAACTGGAATAGGGAACCAATACCATCCATGTCTTTAACAATCTCTGCCTGATTCTTTTCATCCTGCATAGACGGTGCTGCTTTAAGCATTACTAAGCGGTGCGCTTCATCTTTGAAATAACGTGTTTCAATTAGCTTCTTGAAGTCACGGTTCTTACTTAATCGGGCCAGGCATTCACCTAGTGCAACTGCTTCTTTTGCTTCAGCGATGTTTACTTCAATTTGTTGGATATCTTGTGTCATGCTCATAATAATAATCTCACTTGTGTCCCGCACCATTACGTGGTGGATAGTTTAATGGAGGCAACATTATTGTTCCTCCATATGTTAGTACATACTTACTTTTTACTTGAAGACTTATTAGAATCTACTTTAAAGCTAGTAGCTTCCTTTTGCTTCTGAAGTTCACGTTCCTGTTTAACACCTGATTCAGTCTCAACATACTCAAGGTCTTTGAGGTCAGTATCCGATTCTGTATTAGCAGTCTTAGCAACTTCATGTTGAGTCTTAGCACCGTTAAGTCCAGTGTTAGAACCAATCTGAGCAATCTCTGCTTCAAGCTTAGCAGCTTGTAACATGAGTACTCGGTTTTCTAATTGAGCCTTCTCTACAGCCATCGGGTCTGGCTGAGGTTCGTACTCTATCAACGATTGAGCTAGTGCAGGCATCTTGCGTAACTTAGCTATGTCCACAAGGATTAACTTAGTTATAGCAAAGTCTACTGTATTACCCATAGTCTGTAACATGAAGGACAGTTCACTTGCTTTAGCGTTATCTTCATCAGCAGTGCTGACAGTTACGCGTAAATCAAATTGCTGTCCATACTCACCTTCCCGTGGTGCAATGTATGGTTTGTTAGTGATACGAGTTACTTCCTCTTCACTAAGCCATTCATTGTTCATAGCCATTAGCTTCTTACCGATACGGACCGTACCATCAGCTAACCTACGTAAAATACTTACTTCACGTTTAGCAGTTGCATCCAAAGCGTTACGCTGTCCACCCACTGTATCACCTAGCGCATTGCCTGTGATACCTGAAGTGAACGCTTTAACACCAGTAAGTGACTCTGCATCCTGATTCTGTAATTGAATCATTAGTGGAGCCGACTGAGGTATCTCAGGCTACTTATGTGCATAAAATGCTTGAGATGGGTCAACAGCACTTGTGTACTCATAATCATCACCGCGTCTGAACTTAATACGGTTCGTAGCGTCCAGAGCATCAACCCTGTGTCCTACTTGCCCATTAGCCGACTTAGCCATGATATCTATCATACCGCGTGTAGTTGCACCAATAATCTTCTGATTGTCAACCAACAGTTCGCCATCTGGTTCACCATTAATCTGTCTACGTTTAGACAAGTATTGAGCAGCAATGAATGGTAGCTTACCGTCAGGGTAAGGACTCTCTTCAAGACTAATCATTGTTGAGCCAACGTAAGTAGCAACAAATGGAACTACGACACCCGTGCCATGTATGTCCCAGTAACCCCAATATTCTTTAGCAGTAAACTTCTCACGAGGCTTATCTGCAAACTTAAAGCTATGCCCTTCTTGGAATTCAGAATCAGTTGAGTCAACATCCTCGTCTACCATTACTATTGCATCAAGGTTCGAATACTTGCCTTGGGCTTTAAGAGCACTATGTGATGTGCTGAATGAGTAGATGATAAACATCGCTGCATCCAAGTCACCATTACATGTAGGGTCAATCACTACATCAGTATACTTAACTACTTCAACAGTAGGCTGGTTCTTCACTACCTTAACAACTGTTCGTACTTCTTTTTCAGTCGGTATGGCAATATGTGGTAAACCGGTTCGTTCTGTCTCCGCTAACGCTGCCTGAATCTCTTCGGGTAACTGGCGGAAGCTGTCAGGTGCAGTAGCCTTTAATTGCGAAGCTTGTTGCATAATTGACATGGTTCGTTCTGTCAGGTCAGTATGGTATTCAAACAATTGGATTGCTTCTTCCACATCCTTCTCTTCTAACATCCAACCAACACGACAAATAACTGTACCTTCATCAACTGAGGTGTGGACGTAGTCGTCTACAAACCGTTGCTTATTAAGTACTGTGTTCCATTGATGATTAAGTATAGTTGAGTTCTGCTCAGCTCTCGCTTTGTCTTCATGGCTAATAGCATGTACGTCATACAAGTCAGAAGTACTGAGGAAGGGGTCACTCAATGAAGAGTAGCGCCATTCCGCTTGTTTACGTATAACCTTTGGTTGTACACCAGACCTACCCACTGCGGGTTTGAACTTAGCTGAACCAGTCAGATTAATGTGGTCTAACCATCCGTTTATCTGAGTAACCATTGAACTATGCGATGCTTGAGCCTCGGTAAAGTCATTCTCAAGTTCACTTACAGTAGGTGCGTTTTCCCACTCCGGTTGGAGCTTTTCTGCAATAGCTGCTTCTTTAAATTTATCTATATCATTAATAGGCATAGATTTCCCCTACATAATTAAATGAATAAGTTTAGCAGTTATAAGAGGTACTTACTATCCCCTTCCTTTTGTGTATTAGGAATATACACCCTTTATATACTAATGCAACCCCTAGTTGACAATTAGCGTAAAGAAAGTGCAACTCCGTTTCTCATATGAGCATATAACAGACAATTGAGGTCAAGATGAGCACAATACACACAATTACATTAGAACTGGACGAAGGGAAGTATGAAGTAGAATACTTAGATAGTGTCGAAGGAATCGAATTACAAAAAGTAAGTAGGCACTCACAAATTGATAATAGCCTAACTGAAACTACAGTA